CATTGTTATAACCTCTATGCGATACAAACCAACCTTCTGAGCCACTTGTCTTCTTCACAATGACACAACCCGGTTTTGACCCTAAGTTATGCGATATGTTTCTTCCTACAGTTCCATCCCCAGTATAGGTCAAACAGGTAAAGAAATTTTTGGCTTTGCGCCATGTCCAAGAGGCGAATGTTTGCGAACTTTGGTTAAACTCATTTCCTGAGCCAAGTCCAAAACCACTTGAATAAAATGCATTTACTCCGCTATATGTAGCTTGTGCATTAGTACTCTCAGATATAAGTAGTTTATTGACCCCACGCTCTGTATCGTAAAGCCCGTGAGAAGCTGACGCTTGACGCTTCTTAACCCAAACCAAACCACCTTCGCCATCAAGGTCAATGCCATTGGTTATAGTTTGTGTGCCACCATTCCCAGTATACAAATAAGTGCTGAACACATCTTCTACGTTCAGGCCAGCACCACCAGCATTGCCAGCCGCCGCTTGTAATAGCTTTTTCTTCGTAGCCATCGTTTATCCTAACGCTTGTCCAGCCGTAAACCCGTACCAATTTGTGCCGCCATCTCTGGTGTAGAACACGAAGACATCCTTTGCAGATGCCGTTGCTGTCAGCGTTGGTGCCGTAGCAGCAGGCCAATCAACAGCCGCAGGCCAAGTAACCGTGAAGCCAGACGCAGAGCCATCTTGGATGATCTCAATGCTGAAGCTGTATGCCGTGCCAGATGCTGGCGGGTTGCTAAATGTAAACGTGGTGTTCTCTGTCAGCGTGTGGCTGAATGCGTTTCCTGCCTCGCAGTTGACCGTTGTGGCGTTGGAGCTTGATGTAACAGCGCCGTAAGTTTCGTTGTAGCTATCAACGATAAGCTCGCCAGTAATATCAACATCGCCTGTGTAGGTGGGAGCCATCTTGGCATCTAACTGCGTTTGGATTGCAGAAGTTACGCCATCGACGTAATTAAGCTCTGCGGTTGTCGCTGTAACACCGTCTAGCAGATTAAGCTCAGCCGCTGTAGACGTTACACCATCAAGGATGTTTAATTCTGCGGTTGTGACGGTTGCCCCGTCAAGGATTTCAAACTCAGTGTTTGTAACGCCGCCCAGCAACGTATCAAGAGCATCCCAGTTACCGTTTAGAAAGCCACCCCAAGCGTCTTCGTCGCCGCCTACGGTTGGCTTATTCCAAGAATAATTCGTCGTTGTCGTAGGCATTATGCGGCCCTCTCTAAATAGTCTGCTTCTGTCCAAGTTGTTGATGGATCAGATGCTTCTGTCCATATGTTAGTCGGGTCGGGTGCGTCTTCCCACTTGTACCTAGCATTCACGACAGGCGTAAACGCAATATTGTCGGAAACCGCAAAAGTCCTTATTCTGATATACCCTATATCGGACGAAATTGAAATAGCGGCGGTCGTTGAGGCCACCACATCGTAAACGCCGTTTGCTGTTACCGTGACAGCAATCGCAGTTGAGGCCGAAACATTACGCGTTACACCGCCGGAAACGCTCGCGGCAAAAGCAATATTGGCAGACGCGCTGCCTTCCTCGATGCTGATGTTTTTGCCGTATATATACGACCCGTAGGTGTTAAGCCCGTAGCCCGGTCTAAATCCGGGAATAACCTCGTATTTTACTGCGCTAACGGAAACAATGCCGCCAAGGCTTATGCTCGCAGACGCATCAACAACGCGCACGCCAGTTGGCTGCGATGCGGCAAAGGCAATAGCCGTGGACGCTGCGCCGTCTACAATCGTAACAGCAGACGCAGATGCGGAAACGCCAATAGCCGCAGAAGCCGCCCCCTGCGTTGTCTCAGGCTCGCCGTATAACCCAGAGTTATAAACCCCTGAGTTATATGTTGAGCGCAAGCCCATTAACTCGCCGTAACGTCAAGATCGCCCGTAGGAATGCGGAAAACATCGCCGTCGTTAATCGCCTTGGCGGTTGTCAAAGCAGAGTGGATAATCATATTGCCGCCAGATGACGCGTCCATAATGCCGATCCAGCCCACCGTTCCCCAGTTGCCACCGCTTGCCGCAGGAAACTCAATCGACGCAGAGTTTGATGCAGTGTCGCCGGTTACAGTGAATGAGGCAACCTTGCGCGTGTAGCCGTTACCAGAAACCTCTGTGCCAGCAGCGCCGGTATCCGTTGGATCAGATGTGAACAGGCCAACGTACCAAGCTGTGGGGCGCGTTACGCTGTCGGTGGTCAACAAATACTTTAGCGTACTTGTCTCAAATGCATTTGTTAAAGACATGGATTTCTCCGTTAGATATATCTAGGTGAACCATACACCATTTTCAGATCAGTAGCTAGTAACGCGCATTCTAAGGCCGGAACCAGCAAATCGCGTGTCATCGGACGCCTTTTGCAGCGATTGTAACGCCGCCGCGTAAAGCGCAGCCCAAGTCTGCGTGCGGGCGTCATCCTGCAAATATGGTGCCGACTGAATTAGCGTGCCATATAGGTAAACGTCTGGCGCGTCCAGCAGCAGCCAGTTGGATGCGTTGCTATCGCTCAGCGCTGGCGTCTTGGCGTAATATTGCAGCTGCATCGTGTAGTCAGCATCAGGCGTCGGGAACACCTCAATCGTATCGCCAATGTTTGCGTAAAACCGTGGACGGCCAGACGTATCCGCTGTCTTCTGCCGATACTCAAGCATGTCATCGCGCGAAACCAGCTCAAGGCGATACGTGTCGCCGGACGTGATGCTAAACCTGACAGTCTCCATCCAATCCGCAGGCATCTGCACATAACGGCTGTCAAGCGTGGCGTCTGCGCGCTCGATCATCTTGTAGTGCCGCAGATCACGGTTAATCCCAGCCTCTGCCAGCGAAATAAAATCAGGAATGACAGACGTTAGATCATCGCGGTTTAGCCAGCTGGCTATCGACGTCTTTAGCTCTGTGTATGTTGAAATAGCCATTAGTCTAACAATCCTCTCTTGAGGTTAAATGCTGATCGCGGATCTAATATGCCACGTCTTTGAGCCATATCCAAAACATTTTCAATTTGCGGCGTTGTTGCTGTGCTTATGTCAACATTTTGACTTTCAAACAAGTCGCCAAGTTTTTTATTGCCTCTAGCTTGCTGCTCAATGACCAAAAGGCCAGTAGGCTTAGAAACGTTGGCGGCAGTGGTGTCAGGGAAATAGCCAAACTCGTTTACATCATCGCCAGCAAAGTAAACGTCTTTTACTTTTACCTTTTGCGATATTACCTTGCCCGCATCTTCGCCGCGTGGCCCGTATCCGCTTGACGCGTGCAGCTCAGCATATTTCGGACTAAGCGTAACAAAGTCGCCAGCATTGATTGACGTTATGCTTTCCTCGTTTGGCACCCCACGGTATATTGTTACCTCTGCATCAGGATTGCCGCGTGTTGCTTGTATGGCGCGATAGCTTTGCTGATTGGCAATGCCGAACTCGTCATCCGAAAAACGTGGCCCCTGCGCGTATAAGCGCTGGCCTTGGCTGCTGTAGAAGTCGCTCGGATAGCCAGCCTGCTCGCCTGTCGTGGATATGGTGACATCATCAAGGCGCACGGGGTTTTCGTCTTGCGGGCCAACCGGCTGGTGGCCGCCGCGATATGACGTGTCAACTTCCGGCGTTTCATTCGGATCGTAGCCAAAGCGTTCTATATTAGCCTGCCTGCGCAAGTCGGCTGCGCTCGATGTCAGCAAGCCAGTAGACTTAGAGGCGTTGGCGGCCATAATATTTGACAAGTGCGCTAGTCTGGGGTCGGCGCGTGCAGAGCGGGAGCGGATATTGGCGGGGTCAAAGATCGTGTATTCGCCAGCGCCGCCTACGCCTGCGAAGCCTTGCTCGGAAACTCTTTGCTCTGCCAAGCGGTTCATTGCATCTTCTGTTGTTGCGCGAGCTTGGTCAGATTCTTTAGGGTTGGCTTTGGCAACATCATCTAATGCTTGGAAATATTCATCGTCGTAGCTGCCTTTTTCTATCAGCTTGCCTTTAGTCAGCAGCGGATAATACGTGCCTGACGTGCCAGCTTCCCGACCTCTTGGCTCCGCGTAATATCGTGAAACTCCTATATCTCCGTCTCTCACCGGATCAAGATAAACGCCCCGCCCGTAAGAGCCAGCGGTAGACGGCTCAAATGCCAATATGTCAGGCGTTTCAGTAGTTCCTGCCGTCTCCTTTGACGTGCCGTGAATGCCCTCGCGCCTATATCCCATCTGGAACAACCGCTGCGCGCGGCTCTCTGCATCCATCGGCAAATCGTAATTTTCAAACAGATACTGGTTTAGCTGCGTTGTCTTTACGCTGTCGCCCATGTCAAACATGTCGTCGGTAATATTGGCAGCGTCGCCCTCCTTCAGCATGCTAAGTATCATGTCGCCGCGCTCTTTCGGGGCGCTTGGCAAAGATGGCTTCGTTGACCTTAACGTGCTTGCTGCAAGCCCGCCGCCAGTCATGGCCAAGCCTGACATAGCAAGCGCATCGTTTAAGGCGTCTGCGCGTGGCGGCACACCTTGCGCGTATTCTCTAGCAGACTCAACGCCGCGCGTGCCGCCGGTAATAAGATCCACCAAACCCTGCGGCACGGCAGGCGTAGCTTGGCCAGACCGTAAGGCGTCAAATATAGACATTCCCTGCGGCGCATCTACCGGCAGGAACGTAGACCGGCGCTTGCCCTCTTCCGGCGCAAGCAGCCCCATCAGCTTACCCGCCATGCTGTTGCGGTTGCGGTATTCGCGGCGCAGATTGTCAAGCTCCGCAGGCGTGCGATACATCGCCTCTTCTTGCATCTGCAGATTAAAGTCGCGCGGCGACAGGTTAAATATGTCTATGGTAGCCATATCAACAATCCCACGCGCGGCGCGACCAGTAATTCGCGCTCAACTTGCTCGACTTGCCCTTGATGCCGCCGGAGCGTGCGCAGTAGGACGATTTGCGCTTGGGCTGATCCTTCTTGATGGACATATTAGGGTCGCCAAAGTTAATTTTCTTTACCGTGTCACCCTCAACGGCAAGCACCTCAAACTTCTTTGGCCCGCCACGTCTAGGTTTATTGACCGCAGAAAAACCGTGGCGCTTCTTCGCGGATGCGATCTTCTCTGCCTTGGTGCGTGCCATGCTATTTCTTCTTCGCGGTCTTCGCTGACTTCTTAAACGCCTTCGCGGTGGGCGCGCCCTTGCTGCCCGCCTTGCGCATCTTCTCGCCAGATCCAGCAGCAATGCGCTTACGCTTTGCGTGGATGTTGGCATATAAACCCTTAGCCATCTAAGCTCCTTCGCCCCACTGGACGCATTGATAATCTATTGCGCGATATGCAGGAAACGTCTGCTGCGCGTATTTCAGCCCGCTCGGTATGGACTGTATGCACTGGCTTTCGCTCTGCATCACGGGGCTGCCAAATGCAAAGCAACCACCCTCAACATTGCAAAGCAGAAGCAGCGCCGTCCACATCACTTCTTCTTCTTCGCGTATGACACTTTCTTGCCAGACTTCTTGGCAGCGGCCTTGGCTTTCGCCATACCTTTGGGCGTATATGCGTAGTGCTTCGATCCAACTTTGGGCATCGTAACCTCCGTTATATCTTCCCGCATAATAACACTAAAACGCCAAAAAGAAACCCCGCGCGCGCAATGGGAGGAACGCGGCGGGGCCAAGTTGCGCGAGACAGGGAGGAAACTCGCTTGAGGCATAGATAGCGCGAGCAATAACGCTTGTCCATGTGTGGGTAGGGTAAACTTTTTTACGCGGTCACGCAATCCCCTGCAAATTGCGCCTAAGCGCACCACGCCAACGTGACATCGGCCCGCTCAGGGCCGTTGCCGCGTCTGACGCCATCGTCAGGCACACGGCGTCAGCAAGATCAGGCGAGCGCAGGCCGCGCTTGCGCATGCTATCCTTGCTCTCGGCAGCCATCTTCCCAGAGGACGTGAACGCGTAGCGAATGCCGGTCAGGTCAGCCAGCAGCTCGTCGTCGCTGGGCAGCTTGCACGAACGATCCTCCAGCCACGCCTTGCACTTAAACCACAGCTCCGTGCGCAAGTTATTATATGTCTCCTTCATCGACGGTGCCTCGGCCACGTTCACGCCGCGCACGGGTGCGCCAAGCTCGTGCATCCGATCCACGACGCCCGACCCTATGCCAATACTATCCACAAGGATCTCGCTGGGCTGCTGCGACGGGGGCAGCGCATCATATTCAGCCATCACGCGGCCAACGGTCTGCATCAGATCAAGCCCGCGCCACGACTTGATCTCCGTAATCACGCTGCCCTCGCGCTTGCAGAACGCGGTGCGGTCGGTGCCAAAGCGCGCAGGGTCAATCGCCCACACGGCGCGCGTGTTGGGCGCAACCTCGATGTCGCGCCGCATCGCGGCCTCGGCCAAGTGGTACGGCACAATCGTGTCATCATCAGCCAGCGGAAACTCGCCAAGCACGCGAATGCGAAACGCGTTGCTCTCCTCCCCGTAGCGCATCCGCATCTCGTCAACGAACTCGTCGCTGACAAGCGGGCTGTCAACGCATGACCAGCGGCGCGTCCACCAGCTATTCGCCATGCGCGTCTGGCTCTCGTAAAACGTGCCAGAGCTACGCGTGGGGTTGCTCAGCAGCACCGTGGTGGCGCTGTGGCCCGACATGCTGCCGGCGGCGGCCTCAAACACCTTCTCCGGCACACCTGACGCCTCGTCGATGACCAGCAAAACATGCTCGCTATGCACTCCGGCGAGCGCCTCCGGCGTTTCCGCGCGGCTGGTGCGGGCCGAGATGAACGCCTCACTGGCCGCCGCCGTCAGCTCAACGCGGTCGGACTTCACCGTCACCATGTCCTTCAGATTTGGCGGCAGCTCGTTAATCCACCGCTTCATCTCCGCGAACAACGCGTCAAAGAGCTGGCCAGACGTGGGCGCGGTGACGACAACCTTATTCGGAAAGCGCAGAAACAGAAACCACAGCATCGCCCAGCTGGCAGACGTGGACTTGCCGGTGCCATGACCAGAGCGCACGCTGATCTTGCGCTCGCCCGACGCAATCGCGGAGAGAAACTCGGCCTGATATGGCAGCGGGGATGCGCCAAGCACCTCACGCACAAAGCGCACAGGGTCGTCGTAATACTCAACAACGAAGTCGTCAAACGGGTTGGCTTCAGTCATCCGACACCTCCACATATTCAGCGTCGATCGTGGCGGCTTCGGCGTCGCTGTTCACGCGCTTCATGTCGGCGCTAAACTTGCGCAGCGCATCCAAGTGCAGATCGCCAATGGAAAGCGTGACGCTGCTCTGCGGGCGCGTGCCGTAGCGCTCCTGATTCATCGAGCCAGCCATGAACTTGCGCCACTGCACCTTCTCGCGCGTGGCGGCGATCTCCGTCGGGCTGCTGGCGCCGCTCAACCCGTCAACCATCTCCAAGCCCTGCTCCACCAGCGCATCCGCCGCCTCGCCGCGAGCCTTGCCAAGCGCAGCCGCATACTCAGGCACGCTGTTCAGGCTCCTGCTAACATAACTGCGCGTGCAGCCGTATTGGCGTGCCAACTCGGCGACGGTGACGCCGGACGCGATCTGGTCAAAGAGCCAATCTGCGCCGCCGTTGGAGGCGACCTCCGTCAATATGCGCTTGCGTAACGCCTTGCCTGCCATTGCGTTTCTCCTTGTACGCGGGAAATTTTAGCGCGGGGCCATGGGTATGGCAAGCGCGTAGGGGGTGCGGGGGTCAACGCTTGCCGTGGTTTGGATGGTAGCCGTGCTGCTGCTCGGCGTCTCTGCGCGCCTTCACGGCATCCTCAAAGTGCTTAAATATGCCAAGGTGTACTGGGCGGTTTTTTACGCCAATGCTGGCAATCCACCTCCAGTTGACCTTATCCCAATGCACGCCCATGACGCCGGACATATTGGTTGCGGGTATTCGCGTATTACGTGAGTTTTCAACCTGAGATGCAGCTCGTAAGTTTTCAATGCGGTTATCTGAGCGGACGCCGTTGATGTGGTCTATCTGATCCGCAGGCCAGTCGCCATGATGCATGGCCCACGCCACTCTGTGCGACTTACAGCGCTTGCCAAGAAGCACCATGCGCAAGTAGCCCCTGTGGTCTTCCTCGTAAACCTGACTGCCAGCGTAGGCGCTGTTAAATCTGCGTATGGCAGACGCAGACGCGGGGAAACTTTCTGCGCGCTCGCGCCAGATAAATTTACCCGTTTCCGAGTTG